TATTTCATCTATATATTGGTCTAATAAACTCACTTATTAATTATAAATACTATTATGAAGAAAACAACTTTATTTGAAAAAGCATTTAAAAGAAGCCTTAAAAGGAAAAAGACACCAGAAGAAGATGAAAATACAGTTGGTGGAGGTGCTCTAGGTTCTGCAGCAGCAACAGGATATGGTACGACAGTCAGTGGTACACCAGGTACTGATGCTTACGCCCCGGGGGATTTTAGAAGACCGACAGCTTTAGGTGCAATGTATTCCAGAAAAGGTAAAGTAGGTAAGAAAAAAAGAAAAACTAGAAAATCGAAGAATAAAAAGTAAATATCATAATGGATACAGGTATATGGGAGGTATATAAACCAATACCGGAAGGAACTTTCGGTTTTATATATGAAATTATTAACACTATTAATAATAAAAAATATATCGGTAAAAAGCAAATGGTACGTAAAATAAAACGTAAACCATTAAAAGGTAAAAAACGTAAACGGATCGATTTTATTGAAAGTGACTGGAAAACCTATACCGGTTCGTCGGATGCCCTCAATAATGATATTTCTTTACTTGGTTTAGATAAATTTAACTTTAAAATTTTAAAATTTTGCAATAGTAAATTTGAATTATCATATTTTGAAACTAAAATGCAGTTTGAAAAGGATGTTCTATTGAGTGAAAATTATTATAATGGTATTATAAACTGTAGAATAGGTAAAGCACCTAAATTGTTTTTGGAACAGTACTATAATAAAAGTGATGATGGCTGATTTGCATATAGAAAACTATGATTTTACTATAATTGACTTCAATGAGTTATTAATAAACGAAATACAACCACAAATAATTAATTCTTTACATGAATTTAACTTATTAGAAAAAAGTATTAACAATCTACAAGTTAAAAAGTTTATATACCACTATACTATATACAATATATGTCAAAAATTGCTTACTAGTAAGTCAAAATCTATTATTTACTTTAATAATACACAGTTAGATGACTGTGAATTAACAAAATACTATAAGGAAAATGAAATATTAGTATTCTTTACTAATTTTTTACGTAAAGTAGATAGAATACTACCTATAAAAATATTCATTAGTAAATATTCGATATTATATCTTGATCACCTTATAGATATAAACGATGGTAAAGCTCAAACTACTATAAATTCAATGATAAGCAAGATTAATAATATGGATATAGGGAAGTATACGTTTTCCGGTGTTAAGAAATTTACTAAACGGTATGAATTAACTTTTTTGAATAAAGATTACTTTAATAGACTATCTACAAAACTACTTCTAATTAGATAAATAATAATATGGACATGTTTAACCAGCTAGCTAATAGTACCTTGAGAAAGATAGATAGAAATACTATTAAAGAAAATAATGAAATAATGAGTCAAATGCAATCTGGTAAATCTTTTGGTGATTTTTTGAGAAGTCTCGTAGGCAAGTCTAGAAAAGATATTTTAGATTCTGGAAGTTTTGCAAGATTATATTCTATGAACATGCACGGTATAGGGGGTAATAAGAACTCTCCAGATGCCCCTGAAGTGTTATTAAGTAGATTTTTATCTAAGTTTGGTGATTTTGTAAATCAGGATATCACAACCTTACGTTCAGGAGCAGCTGAAACTGATGAGTTTAAAAACAAGTATGATTATCGAGGGCATCTTGAAAGGGAAAAAGAACGTAGAGATTTATTTCGTCAACAGATGACAGAAAAAGATCCTGAAAAAAAGTCTGAATTAAGACAAAAGATGAATGCTTTTAGAAATAATAGTGAATATGCTGAAGCAAGAAGAGCTCTTTATAAGAAAGAAGATGTATCAATTGACGATTACCATAATAGACCTATTGAACAAGGTGAATTAGTTAATGATGGAAGTGATGAATTTAAAGAACTCGAAGATATGTATAATAAAATTAATTCTATGAGGGGTAGTAGAATTGAAGATCAAGAAAGCTCTCAAGTTGATCTGGATAGTGCAGAAAAAGGTCTCGCAGCTTTAGCAGCTAAAGCAGATGACCCTAATTTAGGTCCTCTAGCTAGATATTTTCAAGGAGCCCCAAAAAAAGCACAAAAAGCTATAAAGAAACGTAATCAAGTATATGTAAAAGCAATACCAGCTTATAATGCACTAACTAAAAAGCTTGAAAAACAATATGCTGCATTAGAAAAAAGCTGAGCTGAATTGCACTAACCTTAAATATATAAAATGAAAAAATTTATAAAAGCATACAACAATATCTTAGAACAAGATGATATAGAAATGGAAGTCCCGGTTGATGAACCTGAAGCGGATCCAGTAGCAGAACCTGAACCAGAAGTTCAACAATTATCCCCTGAAGGTGAAGTCTTACTTATAAGATTAATTAAAAAAGCTTTAGTTACCAAAATAGATTCAAGCGATGTTGATACACTAAGTGAATTATCAGATATTAATGAAATAAATGCAAAATCTTCTTTAGAACAATTAATTAATATAATGAAAAAATATTCACGAGATATTGACGTTGCAACATGAGCTGGAAACCATTAGATCAAGTATACTTAAATGAATCTGCTAATAAAAAAGTAGAAAAACTGCCTCGTCAAAAGATAAATTTGTTTTATGAAAATACAAACTTGTTTAGAGGTGATCAAGATAATAATTATGAATTTGTAGGTGCTGTAGATGATAAAGACTACAGAAAGATAGTTAATATAGTTAAAAAGGAAGGCGATAAATCTATCGAAGACCTTGTTAGACAATCTGGTTTTGAAGACCAAACTCGCTATATTAAGAATTATTTTGCAGATTTTGATGTTAATTATGGTGAAATAGAGATGTTATCCCAAATCAAGCAAAAATTAAATAGTATTACCGGTAAAATAAACGGGGTTCAAGGCGAGTTTAGTTTACATGAAGCTGTGTTTCCGGTCTTAAGAAAAATATTAGCTAACGAAACCCCAGAAAAGTTAGAACAATTTTATAATTCATTATTTGTAAAAAGTTTTTCTGAAGGTAATGTTAGTGTTGGTGATGGTGAGTTGTTATTGAGCTTATTTACTGAATGTTTTAAAGGAGATGTTGGTGATTTAAAGACGCCTAGCGGTTTAAACGTTGAATTAAAGGTAGGTAAAGGTAGAATTATTAGTGCTAGAGGTGGAGGCTTTAAAAATGATCTCAATAAACTTAAAGGGTTTGCTGCTAAACCTGATTTATCTATTGAAGATTTACAACAGGCTAAGTTCACCGGCGATGTAATGAAAAGAGCTTTTAATAATAGTTCTATTTTACAACAGTTTATTGATCAAAATATTACAGACCCAGTTAAACGAATGCAGCATTTTGCTGGTATAATGTTAAATGAATATGGTAATGAAGGTTTTGATATAGTATTATATGTCTATCAAAAAGGTTTTACTAGGAAGGCAGGAAGCGTTGCTGGGGATGGTACATTTGACAAAGCACGTTATTTAAATGTTAATAGTTATTCTAATATTGTAAATGCTATCAAAAACAACTTTATAGCTTTTGATTTTGATGGAGATGGTGTTTATATAGGTTATCCAGGAAGTAATGTAAATGCAAAATTTAAAAAGGATTTAAAATTATCATGATGAACTTTAAACAGCACCATACAGTACTGTTAGAATTCTTTGATGCAATAGATGGAGCAGTAAAGCATATTGATCATTTAGAAGAAAATATACTTAATAAAGGTAAGCAAGGTGTTATAGAAGCTATTAACCAAATAGAATCTTCTATATCATATTTTGTAGACGAATCTGATTATAAAATATCTACTAAGTTTGATGGAGCACCTGCTATCGTTGCAGGTATAGATACTAATAATAAATTTTTTGTAGCAAGTAAATCAGCTTTTGCTAAAAATCCTAAAATTAATTATACAGAGGAAGATATTACCACAAATCATGGTACCGGTGGGTTAGCAGATAAATTAAAATTAGCTTTACGTTATTTACCATCTTTAAATCTTAAAGGGATTTATCAAATGGATTATATGTTTGACCCTCAAATGAAAATATTTGAAACCCCTGAAACTATTGATGGTGTAAAAAATGAAAATAAATTTTTAACTTTTACTCCAAATACTATTAAGTATGCTGTTACAGAAAATAGCCCCTATGGTGATCAAATAGCTAGATCCAAGATAGGAGTTGCAGTTCATATTGAGTATATGGTTCAAAACGGTATATTAAAAGTTAAAAAATATACTTCTTCAACAGATGAATTTACCCCATCTAATACAGTGTTTGTTTTTAATGTATTGGCAAATAAACCTAAAAACAATAAATCATCTTTTAGTAAATTACTTTTAAAGGATGTTAAAACAAAAAAGAAACAATTACTTAAGTTGGCTGATAAAGTCGATTTTAGTGCATTAGATGATTATACTAGTACTTTAAAATCTTATATTAACTCTGAAATCAGATCTGGAAGATTTTTGCAAGATACAGCGATGTCTACAGAAGAATATGTCGGTTATATTTCGAATCGTTTTACAAAAGAATTAGAAAAGCTAAAGAGTGAAAAAGGTAAAGCTAAAAAGACTGAGCAAATGAAAGTAACTTTAAAAACCTTACAAAAGCTTAAACCTTCAATAAAAAATGCTTTTGAAATTACTAAAATCATAGCTAATTTAAAAAATAACCTTATTAAAATTTTTAATGAAATAACTAAAAATGATCTATTAGGTACATATCTTGAAGAAAGTCCTAATAATTGGCAAACTACTGCCCCTGAAGGTTTTGCACTATCTAAAGTTACTGCAGCAGGTGCAGAAATTACTAAATTAGTTGATAGAGAAGAATTTAGTCGGGCCAATTTTGGTACTGGTAAACCCACATCACCAGAAAACCAAGAATCATATATTACTAATCCCCCGGTATTTAATAGAGGAGAAGGTACAAGATTACAATCTAACCCAACAGGGGGTAAAAAAATTGGAGCTTTTAATGAGATGTATGAAATGTTAAATGAATTTGAAGATGCAGAAGATTTAACAAAAACGGTAGTAATTTACCCAGGTAGATTTCACCCGTTCCATAAAGGTCATGCATCAGTATATAATAAATTAAAACAAGAATTTCCTACAGCTGATGTATTTATTTCTACATCTGGTAAAACTAATGACACTAATTCACCTTTTGAATTTGAAGAAAAGAGAATGATGATACAAAGTGCTGGTATTGATCCGAGTTTTGTTGAAATGACAAAAAATCCTTATTTAGCAAAAGAAATTATTGATAATTATGATTTAGAAAAAACTAAACTTATATTTGCTGTATCTGAAAAAGATATGCAAGGAGATAGACCTAGATTTGCTTTTGGTTTAAAGAAAGATGGTAAGCCTAGTTATTTCCAACCATATGATAAATCTAAAAAATTAACTAGTGGTAATAAACATGGTTATATAGCAACATTACCTACTATGGATTTTAGTATTCTCGGTAAAGATATTAGAAGTGCATCCCAAATAAGAGAATTATACAAAGGTTTAGATGAAAAGGAAAGAAGAGATCTTATTCAAGATCTCTACGGTTCAATGGATGAGGAAGTTAAACGTATATTCGATAATAAACTGGTTTAGCCACCAAAACCAGTTTCTTTAGCAGTTTTAGTCATATCATCGACGTCTAGTTCTAAATCATCATCTTCAGAATCTTGTTCATCTTCTACATCTGCATCTAAATTATCATACTCTAATGCATGGTAAACTGATGATAGATAATCAGCAGCTTTAGTTATTTTGGAAGCTGTCCAACCTTCTAAATTATCTAAATTTTCAAGATGGTTAAATAATTTAGTTGCATATTCTGCAGCTTTAAGTAATTCAGATCTTGCCATATCTAATTCACCATCATAATCATTATTGCAGTCGTTACAATCGCAATCACTTTGACACTCATCTTGATCACCAGCTTGAATAAAAACTGTTTCTTCTTCTTTTTCAGCATCTTCACAATCTGCTAAACCTTCTTTATCACCAATTTTCATTACCACTACTTTAGAAGCAGTATTTTGCGAACCTGGTCCAGGTACATTTACCATTTTACCCATCGCACGATTGAGGCCGCTCATTTCATTTAATGATTTATATTGCTCAAAAATTAAATTAGATTCATTGTCCATATTATTATTTAATAAATAATTAAATGACATTCGATAAACTATACTCTTCTCTTATGGAAGCATTCGATGAAGACGCAGAATATAAAGGTAGAAAAGTAACTCTTAATAAACCTACAAGAGGTGATGTTAAGAAGTTTAAGGTGTATGTAAAAAACCCTAAGACCGGTAACGTTAAGAAGGTTAATTTTGGTCATGGTGGTACTTCTGCAAAAAGAAAAACAATGAGAATACGTAAATCTAACCCAGGAGCTCGTAAATCTTTTAGAGCACGTCATAAATGTGATCAGAAGAAGGATAGAACAACTGCAGGCTACTGGTCATGCAAAAAATGGTAATTTATTATGAAAACATTTAAAATATTTTTTGAACAAACAGAAATTGAAAGTTTAAAAGCTTTAATTTCAAATCCAGACCCTCAAAGGGTTAAAGAATACGGTGGTACTGCATATGTCGATATGCTTAATAAAAAGCTTGAAAAAGCTCAAAAGGTAGCTGCTATTTACGATCACCTTAAAAAATCACCATTAAGCTCGGAAAGTGAAGAAAATGATGGAGATTATATTGGAAAAAATATAGTATATGCAACTAAAGACACATCAGGTGGTGGTATAACTAGTTTTACATCAAAGGGTAAAGTTGTCGACCACAACAAACAGTATGATGTAATTACTCTCGATAATGGATTAAGAATTAATACTAATTTACATTACCGTAAAGATGGTAATCTCTATCATAAGGGTGACTTTTATATTGATAGTTTAACCTCCACTGAAGATGCCGAAGATAGATGCAAGAGAAAAGCTGATAGTGCATATGGTAAAAAGACTTCAGCCTATAAATCAGGAGCTATTGTAAGGTGTAGAAAAGGTAAAATATGGAAAAAGAAATGAATAAATTTGATACAATATTAGAAAGTCTTTGGGCTAACATTAATAAGAAAAGAAAATCTGGACGCAAATCAGCTAAGAAAGGTTCAAAGGCTTACAAGGCCGCCAAAAAATCAGGTGATAAATTGCATTCTAATAAGATGCGTAAAGCTGGTAAATAATGAATTTTGATGAACTATATGAGTTTTATGTAAATGAAGCTAGTGATAACCTTCATCAATGGTTCAAACGTGGTGGTAAAGATCCAAAAACAGGTAAAAAATTTAGTGGTTGGATAAATTGCAAGACTGGAGGACCTTGTGGTAGAAAATCTAAAAAATCAGGCGGAAGTTACCCTGCATGTAGACCTACAAAAGCAGCTTGCAATAAAATAAAAGGTAAAATGTATAAAAAGAAAAGCTCTAAACGGGTATCATGGAATAAACAGGGTAAATAATTAAATAATAGTATGGCAGTAGATGACAGTTCGGCACCAAAAGGAATACCTAAATCAGGAGAATTAAGCCCTGGAAATACAGGTGCTAATAGAAGTATAAATTTACTTAAAAATATAAAAACTAGTACAAGCCGAACTCAGGTTAACAGTAGTGTAAATTCTTTAAGAAACTGGTTTAGAACGTATGTAGGTACATCAGGCAATTTTAGTAATGCAAAGAGTTCTGGTCAACAAGTTAATTTAAGTGATTTCCACGACACAACTATTCTAGGGGTAGTAGTCACTACAGTTAATGAATCATCTTCTACGTATGGTACTAATAATGATGCAAAAGTCAATATACAAGGTATCTTTGGTGAAAAATACAAATATTATTTTGCTATGAATAACCAACAAAAGATTGCTTTACACGGTCAGGCAGTATCGTTCACCGGTTTACCAGCTGGTACTCAATATAATATGGTAGTTTCATCTTTCGATACCGATGAAACGGTAGCTCAACCAAGTGCATCATTTAAAGTTACAGTTGCATATGAAGGGGCCGGGGAGGTAAGAGGTCAAAATACAACAGGTATAGGTTCATTTGGTTCTAGCGATTCACCTATTAGTTTTACATATACCGATGGTGCTGGTAAAGGTAAAACATCTATTCCATTATATTTGTTACAAGGTTTACAAGACCCTAGTGGTAGACCATATGGAACTTCAATGTCTTACCCATAAATAAGTAAATGGATAACGACACTAAAAATTATACCATAGAACAACTGTCTAATTATATATGTTTTTTAAAAATTAAAGAAATTAGTAAACCGTATACTACTTTAAAAGATGTTTGTAAAATAACATTAAAAAACTCAGATAAAATTGATAAAATAAAAGTATATAATCTTTTATCAAAAAAAATAGAAAATATATATTTTAGTGAAATTGAAGAAATAACAGTCCATGGTATCGATAATAATAATATAGAAATTAATTTAGGCTATATTGATACTATAAATTCAGATTTAAATGATTGTAGTTTAGAATACATATCTAAAGATGAATTAGAAGATTATTATTTAAAAAACGAAGTTTATTTAGTTAATTCTGAAAAAAATATATTTAATATATGTAAAAAATTTGAATTTACTGTAAGAGACTATGAAATAAAAGCAAATACTATTTCTAATGTTGATAATATACAAAATGTATGGAGAAAAACAATAAAAGTTAAAATTGATGAAAATGTTAACGAACTAAATGAAATAAAAAATGAGGCTGATGATGAAGAAGATATTGAAGATATTAATTCTATTATAGAAATGTTTAACGACACAATCACTGAAATAGATTTAAGTGATTGTAAAAATTTAATTGATGTAATTGATACATATCCACCGCTACTCTTACCATTACCTGGTGAATTTAGTAGTATTAAAGATGACATTAATAGTTTTAGTGATAATACCTTAGATGCTGCCTTATCTTTAATTAAAACAATGACATTTAATGAACTTCAAGAAATTTATGATGAAGTATCTGAAATAAAAGATACAAATTATGTTATTACTAAGGTAATAGATAAAATAAAAGAAATTCTTGATAAAGCAAATCAATAAAATTAAGCTACCATGGATATTAATAAAATTAGTATCAATAGATTTAATGTTGATTATACCACTAAAAGAAACAATAGAGCAAAGTTAGATACCGGGTTTCATTGTAATTATCACTGTGAGTTTTGCTATTATCTAGATAAACTGGATCAGAAAACATCATATGATACTATTAAAGAGCGTATAGATATTTTACACTCTTATGGTATAGATGAAGTAGACTTATCAGGTGGAGAAAGTTCCATACATAAAGATTGGTTTAAAATATTAGATTATTGTAATGGTAAATTTAAAAATATAAGCTGTTTAAGTAATGGTTCAGTATTTTCTAATGAAAAATTTTTATTAAAATCAAAAAAACATGGGTTAAAGGAAATTTTATTTAGTTTACATGGTTATAATGAAGAAGTTCATGATGATATAGTAGGTAGAAAGAATGGTTGGAAGAAAATTAATAAAGCAATAGACCTTTGCAATAAACATGATATACGAGTTAGAATAAACTGTACAGTTTATCAGAAAAACTACTCAGGGTTAGTAGCTTATGCTGATATTATTAAAAAAATTAAACCTTTTCAAGTAAATTTTCTTACTTTAAACTACTGGGATGATAATAAAACGTTTGAACCTATAGATGATTATAATAAACTAACCGATAATATAAAAAGATGTATAGATTTAATAGTTAATGATGTAAAATATATTAACGTTAGATATACACCTTATTGCTTTATGAAAGGTTATGAAAAATATGTATGTAACCAATATCAACATGTGTATGATGTATACGATTGGAATAAAGAAATATATGACTATGATATTGATGTAACCGAAACATATACACATAATCAAAAAATAGAATTGGGATATGCTAAAGCTAGACATGATAGACTCACTGATTATAAGAAATCTTTGGCCTGTTTTAAGTGTAAATATTTTTATATTTGTGATGGTATTGAAAAACAATTAGATATGGAAGTTTATCCCGAACCTGGTGATAAAATACGAGATGTTAATCATTATAGAAAAGATTTTTACTCATGAGATTTTTAAAATTAGATAAAAGTTATGATTTATTTTTATCAATGACATGGAATAATGATAATAATCACGGAATATCTGGTCATTTATATGAAATATTAGAATATTACTTGGTATTAAGCCGGTATATGAAAATTGGTATATTAATATGCGAAGATATGGATTGGAATACAATAGAAAAAGCAATTAAATCAAAATATAATATAAAAAATGATATAATTAATAAAATTAAAAGTAATACTATTTTTTGTAATCGGCCTAAGTTTGTATCAGGTAAAAATATATTATTTGTCGATGGAGGGTTTACTAGAACCTCGTTAAGGGACGGTATAGTTTTATCTTTTCATAATATATTTTCATTTAGATGTTCTAATAAAGATTACCACTATAATTTACCTTATAAAAATATAACTTTACTACAAGATCAAAGGGTTTATAATGATAAAGATAATGAAATAGCTATAGATTATAAGAAAAAAATAAAGTTTAACATTTATAATAATATTAAAAAGGTAAAAACTGAAACTGCACTGTTATATGTAACTACAAACTGTAGAAAACTGTGTAGTAATTATTTACTTGATGTAGTTATGCAGTATAAGTTTAAAAATTATATAATTTTAACTAATCAGCCAGAATTATACAAGGAACAATTTAAAAATATAAAAAATGTAACTTTCCCTGCTATGCCTTTAGATAATATATTTGAAAAGTTTGATACTTACATATATACCCCAACTTATTCGGTGACTAAACAAGAATTAGGTTGTTTTGACTGTAGTCCAAGATTTATAGCCGAGTGTAAGTACTATAATAAAGATATTATATACCATAATATAGATAAAAACTATTTAGACGTAGATACTGGGTTAAAATATAGAAAATTAGATATAGAAAACGATTTTAATAGTATTATCTTAAAAAATAACGATAAAATTGTAGATATAATACGAAATGAAATATCAAAATGAAGAAATAATAAAAGCTGGTGTAAAAGATTATAATTTAAAAACTTTTTCATGGTATTTGATAGACGTATGTAACCAAGCATGTAAATATTGCGGTGAAGGATATGGTTCAGATATACATAGACCTAAATCTACCTTTTTTAAAAATGATATTCAAAAAAAATCATATAAAAACGTTCTTAAATTATTAAAAATAAAAAATAAAGATAAGTTTGATGTAGATATATTAGGAGGTGAACCTACTCTACATCCAGATATTTATGAAATAATTGAAACTCTTTGCTCTTTTAAAAATAGTAGAGAGATCAGCTTAATAACAAATTTAAAAAAATCTTACGAATATTTTAAAAAGTTTGATAAACCTGAAATGGATAAACTTTTAATATGTCCATCTATACATATGGATTATTACAATGATAAGCTGCTAAACAAAATTATAGATATTAGTAAATTTAAAAATACAAAATTTATACCTATTGTTATGGTACACGATAATCCTAAATTTTATAGTAAAATAATTGAGTTAATAAATATCCTTACAAATGAAAAAATTGAATTTACCGTATCGTTTTTAACTTCTGAATGCGGCTATAAAGTAAATTATGAAAAAAACTTTTTTAAAAAAATAAAACCTTTAACTGAAAGAGATAATAATAGATATAACTTCGAAACTGAAAAAAATAATTATAGTTTAACAAAACATGATATATATGATAATAATTTTTATAACTTCAAAGGTTGGAAATGTAAACCTTTAAGATATAAAATAAATCATTTTGGTGCTATATATAATGCGTGTACTGGTGAAGCTCTGTCTTTTATAAGTAAAGAAAAATGTGTTGAATGTCCATTAACCCAATGCGGTTGCGATATACAATGGAATTATGAAAAAACTAAAGTATGAATAATTTTAAAAATATTAAAAGTTTTGAAATTATTGAAACAGGTGAATGGCCAGATTATGATTTAAAGATTACTTTAAAACCTAGTTTTAGATGTAACCATAAATGTTGGTTTTGTAATGAGTATAGTAATAATACTAAAACTTGGACAAAAGAACAATGCGACTATGTACTGCAAAAACTCAAAGAGATACCTCAAGATAAAAAGAAAATATTTTTTTATTTTTATGGTGGCGAACCAACTTTAAGTAAACATTGGGAATATTTAAACTACAAGTTAATTGAAATGTTTCCAAAAAAAGAATTATTTTTACAAACCCATACTAATCTTAGTTTATCAAAGAGACGACTAGAAACGTTTTTAAAGAAAGTAAATAAAATAAAAAAATCTAATCATATAATTAATATATGTAATAGCTACCATATCGATAAACAGCCTGTAGAACTGTATATCGAAAAAATGGATATATGTAATCGTTATAATAGCTTAGGTTATTGTTTTTTTAGTACAGAAATACCAAAAAAAGAAAAAATGCTTAAAGAGCTTTACGCAATAATTGAAAAATACCCTAAAAAACTAGTAATGAAGTTCACTGAAATTGAAAATTTAGCATTAAAATCTATTAAAGGTTATGAAGAATTAAAGAAAGATAAATATCTTATTGGAAATGATTGCGGTAAAAGTTTAGAATATCGCTATTGGATGAAATATTACCCAGAATTAAGAAATTATTTTGAAAAAGGTTGGAATTTTTTAATTAACGGAGACAGTACTTTGAATTATTCTGATGTTAAAGGTAATAATATTCATAAAAAATTTAAATATATGAAATGTTCTGCTGGTAAAAAAAATATTGTGATAGACCATAATTTATATGTTTATAGATGTAATGATTATAATTATAAAAATATAAAACAAATGAAGTTAAGTGAATTAAATTTTAAAAGTTATTTAAATAAATGTGAAATATGTTTATTAAATGCATGCTTTGACGGGTTAGATTTTAAAAAGGTTAAAATATGAAACTATCAATATTAATATTAACCCATAACAGGCCTCTTTTATTTGAAAGATGTATAAATAGTGTATTGAATAATTTACCTAATTATGATATTGAAATTTTAGTAAATAATGATAGTAATGATATAACAGAAATATATAACGATAAAGTTAATATTTATTATTACTATGAAAAGAATAAAAAATTGACCGATACATATAAATTTTTATATGAAAAGAGTAAAGGAGAATATATATTTTACCTTGAAGATGATGATTATATAAAGTCTAATTTTTTTAAGTTTTTAAATTTTAACTATGATATAAATTTTTTAAACTATCTGTCTAAAGATATTTTAACCTATAAAAGAAATTTAGCATCTTACTATAAAAGATTTTTTAATAAATTTAAGTCTTTAAGTAAAATTAATAATTTATCTGAATTTTTAAATATATATGAGCCAAGAGACTTTCAATTTAGTCAAATAGTTTTTAAAAAAAACGGTATTAAATATTGGCCTACAGAAGATAATATTTTCAATGACTATAAAATTTTTAAATCTTTAGAACTTGAAACAATTTTTTATATTTCCAAACCATTATGGGTACAAACAACAGATGGTAAAGATAATATAAGCTTCAGAATTTTTAATAAAGACAAAAGATTTGAATGAAAAAAAGTACTAACTACATAAAGCAATATGATGTAAAGCATAAGATACAAAGGCTTTATGTGCACTGGGATGTAAGTACACAGTGTCAATTTAAGTGTTCCTATTGTTATGCAATGAAAGACTACGGGGATGAATGGGGTAAAATAGATGATTGGAAAAAACAAAAGCATGTTATAAAAAGTTTAGGTAGAGCTAAATTACCGGTATTTCTTGGGTTACTGGGTGGTGAACCTACAATACACCCACACTACCCTGAACTAATAGATAAGTGTTTAGAAGTGGTTAAAAAACATCCAGATGGTAGGTTATATATAACTACTAACGGTTCTTCTAAAAGTAGCATCTTTCAAAACCACCAATACGATGATAGACTATATTTTCTTTTTAGTTTTCATTCTGAATACGAATTTAAATATAAAAAAGGGTTTGAAATTCTTTTAAAAAATATTGATATCGCAGTTAATAGAGGTTTTAAAGTAAAGGTTAACGTCATGCTTCACTATAATAAAAAACTTTGGCAAAAAACTCATGATTTTGTTGACCAATTAGAAAAATATGGCGATAGAATTAATATTCACCCTCATTTTTTATATGCTGATGGAGATGTACATAAGCTTCAAGATTATGGTAATGATTTTTATAAAGAATTTGAAAGATTTAAAGATTACCCAGATTATTTTACTTTTGAAAATAAAAACGGTGATAAAAAAATGTATAATGACTATAATATTTTTGAAAATAAATTTACCAATTTTAAAGATTGGGATTGCTGGAATAATAATTATGAAATATCATATACTGGTATAGTGCACCGGGTCTGTTTTGAACAAAGATCTGATTTATTAAAAGATCCTTTCTTTTTTAGAAATATTGGTAAAATTTGTCCTGTATCATGCCCACATACCAGTTGTAACTGCGATGGTCTGTTAAAAATATATAAAGAGAAGGCAGGTGTAAATGCATAACTATAAAACAGTCGGTCAAGACCAAGATATATTCACTATTGAGGTTAGATTAACATCAAAATGTAACTATAATTGTTATTATTGCACTGATCTTCATTACAATAAAGTACCGTTTGTAGTACATAATGTAAAGCATATATGTGAACTTATAAATACAGCATATAAACATTTTAACAAACCAATATACTTGTATATATACGGTGGTGAACCGACAATATACCCATATCTCTTTGATTATATAGATGGTCTTATAGGAGGAGTAGATTGTGACGTAGAAATTGAAATTGATATACAATCGAATCTATCATTGAAAAATAGTTGGTGGGATAAATTTTGTAAAAAATATTCAGACAAAAATCACTATATAAAGGTATGTGGAAGTTACCATAATACGCAAACAAATATATACACGTTTATTAAAAAAGCACTGATATTAAAAAAATATGGCATGCTTAATATGATATCTCTTATGTATAACCGTAAAAAAAATGTTATGCCGGATTTTAAATTTGCAACAAAAATACTTGGTGATAAACATTGCGAAATATGTCCTTTAATTGATAGTAGAGTTTCACAACCATTAGAAAGTGATATAGCTGAAGTATCATATATCAAAGAAAATGAAGATGTAAATGAATTAAAAAAACATAGTTTCTTTTTTGATGATACAATAACAGTAGATGATCAAAAAAGATCTAGATTTAGTTTCTGGCTTTCGAATGATAATACCTTTACAGGTTATCTTTGTAATGCTCCTTTAGATAGAATCGTTATCGATTGGGATGGTAGTTGTTTTTTTTGTGAGAGCCATTTATTTTCAGACACTAAACCAGTTTTTAATATAAATGAAAAAAATGATTATAAATTATATTTTGAGGATATAAAACCAAAAATATGCAAATTTAGTAAATGTTTTTTCAATATAGAAAGTAAGAAAATAAATATAGGAAGAAAGGTTTCTAAAATATCTAAACTAAATAAAAAAAATAGTATAGAAAGAAAAATATAATGAAATTAGATATAGATATATATAAAATAGGTAATAATACTATTTTTTATCGTAAAGGTAAACTATTTCTTAAATGTAAATTATTACAAGGTAAGTATGATTACAAAAAAGCATATTTTGAAAATTATTATAATCATACAAAAGCTAATTTTTTACTAAAATATCATTCAATAACTCAGGATTATTTATATTTTGAATTCCCACACAACACAACATGTAAATTTAAATTTTATAGTGAATATGATTTTAGCACTTCTAAGTCAAAACTTATTAACTTTTTTTTTAAAAAAGAAAAGGAATTAAATAAAAATCACCCATACATTTTAAGGGTAAAAGAATTACATGATAAACAACAAAAAATTGATAATGATTTAATATTAAAAGAACTTAAAAAACATATAGATTACCCTGAAAATATAAAGTTTTACATTAATGTCGTTACAAATTTAAGGGTTAATGATCTTATCATTAATCGAAATACTAATCAATTTTTCTTTATAAACTATAATAATTTTGGTATAGATCCTCTCGATATACAACGTATTGAATTTGATAATAAAGACGTATGGATATAACGAACAATATAACACATTTCAAACCATGTGGTGGTAATTATGATAAACCACTTGAAATAATATACTACCTTCTAGGTACCTGTAACTATAATTGTGATTACTGCGCTTGGAGAGATTTAAAATATAAAGAAAATAGTTTTGAAATACAAAAACAGATACTAGATAATTTGTTTAAAATAAGAAAAAAATCAAATTTATTTTTATTTGGTGGTGAACCAACTTTATGTACATATTTTAAAGAGTTAATTGAATATATTTTTAAAAATAAACCAAAATCAATGACCGTTGAATTGCAAACGCATGGGGAATTAAACCCTATTATTATTGAACAAATTAAAAAATATAATATTAATGTTTCTGTTTCAATACATTACAATAATATAAAATCGATAACTAAAGTACTAAAAAATATATTATTGCTAAACAATTATAACATTTTACATAGGATCGATTTTATGTTTGAAGAAAAAAATATAAAGAAACAAAAAATTTTTTTTAAAATGTTGGAAGATAAAAATCTATTACCCGTTATAACTCCAACGTTTGGTTATATGAATCTACCAGATTTTAAAAAACAATATTCAGATGCAAAACTACTATATGATAGTTTTAAAGATTGTATCGAAAAATGTAAAGATATTGAAGATTATGAAATAAGTATTGATAATGGAGATATAAGTATAAAAGATGCATCGGAATTATATCAAATGAATTTAAATTTTAATGGATGGAAATGCAATGCAGGTAGTAAAATGGTTATTATCGATAATAAAGGCAATTTTAACCAATGCACGAGTAGTTATTTTTATGATACCGTAAAACAAAATATTTTTACTAATTATGATAGGTTTATAAAAATGATAACATCAACTAGTTGTATATGTAAATATACAAAATGTAATTGGGATTTATGGGTTGATAGAGTAAAGCAATAGTATTATGGTTATTGATATAGAATTGACTGAAAATTGTAGCTTGCAATGCCCTGGATGTTTTCTCGAAGGTAGATCAAAACGAGAAATGCCTTTAACATTATTGAGACGTATAATTAACAAATATAAACCATCCAAGGTTGTATTACGTGGTAAGTGCGGCGACCCTACATATCATACAAAAATTATTGAAATTGTTAAATTTATAAAATTAAAAGACATTTTAATACAAATGGATACAAATGGTCAACTACCGGTTGTGGTTAAAATTGATAAATATATGAATAAATTAGATGTTATAAATTTTTCAATAGATGGGTTTTACCAGGAAACTTATAAAAAATATCGTATAAATGGTAACTTGCAAAGAGCTTTAAAGCATTTAACATTAATGAAAAATTGCACGGCTGTATATAAAACAATTTTATTTGATTATATTACGGGAGAAGAAAAAAAAGATATACTAACTTTTTGTAAAGAAAATAATATATCAACACTATTTGAAAAGCCGTGGAAGAAAATAAATAAAACGTTTAAAAATGTAAATAAATTTAAATGCCGATCCGGTTCAGATGAATTACCTATTTTATTTGATTTAAACGGTTATATATATCCTTGTTGTAATTTATTGCCTAATAAATTTAAAAATAACGATTATACACCTAAATATACTATAAATAGTAAACTTGTTAAAAGTATTACAAAATTTGATAAAACTAATTGTGACAGCTGTAAGTTAACTTGCGGTATACATAATAACATACAGAAAAAAGTAAAACAATACCTTTAAAAAAGTGGGAACACATATATAATTAGTATTAATGTATGATATACCCTAAAGATTATAAAATTTTAAAAGCTAACGGTCTTCAAGGTATTCATGATTTTGAAGGTGAAGATTTTTATGAATTTCAATTAAGAATTACAGACTATTGTAATTATGATTGCAGTTATTGTCACTGGAAGTATGGTCATCATTATAATTTTGAAGATATTAAAAAAACGATATCTATAGCTTTAAAAAACATTAAACATAAAAATTATAGAATTTATTTTCATGGTGGTGAACCTACAACACACCCTAAATGCAGAGACATTATTGAATATATTTTTTCTTTTAATAAAAATATAATAGTAGAATTTCAAACTAATTTATCGGTAGGTGAAAAATATATAAAGTCTTTAATAGATAGATTTAAGCATAATAAATTAGAAATTAATGTATCATACCATGATAAATTTGTAAAAGATTTTGATGAGTTATTAAAAAAAATAGATATACTACATGAAAATAATGTTTTAGGTAAAATTGATATTATGCTTGAGCATGATAAAACACAAGTAGATAACATTATAAAAAATAGTAAAAAACTTTTAAATAAAGATTATTCTAAAAGAGTGGAATTAATACACGGGTTTATTGATTATGATAATTCAACTAATTATTATAAAGATTTAATGGAAGAATATAAAGAACATATGTTTCATGAAAATTATGAAGTAACTCATTCTAACGGTGATGTAAAAATATATAATACTAATGATTTTTATAGTGAGGGTATATCATTTAAAGGCTGGACATGTTCCGTAGGTAAAAAATATATTATAATAAACGGAGATGGTAATTATTTTATGTGTTGTGCAAATACATTAACACTACCTTCTGGTAATTTATTAAAAAATGAAAAAATATTCAATTTTAAAGTTAATAACTATACTAAATGTAAATGGGATTGCTGTAAAGGTGAATTCTATGTAGAAAAATTTAAATGAATATTATTAAAAATGTGATGCTTGTTTTTTCAAAAAAAAATATTAAATTAATATATGTCAACTTGTATTGAAAATATATCCGGTAGTGATCTATCATTACTTCTATTAAAGATGGTAGATAATTTTTTAATTGAATACTTTCCGGAAGAAAAAGGTATTTTAAATATAATTAAAACGTTTAATTTTTATTTAAAATTAAATGATGCAATGTCAGAAGAACTTGGAAATTATTTAAAAAGAAATATTATTTCAAAATCTTATGAAACATATGAACATACTAGATTATTATCACCAGATTGGGTGAAATCATTTATTAAATCAGATGGTAGATATAAATTTACTAAAGAGCAATTTGCGTTTATAAACCACTGGCATCATGCGACTGTAAATAATATAATTTTAACAAATATAGTTTTTGAAAGTAATATACATTCCTTTGAACCGAGTAAATATTCTAATGATTCATTTAAAAAATTAGCGTTATTATTTTATTTAGCTCGAAATCATCAAACAGAGGATGTATCTAATAGTGTAATCGACCATGTGTTTAAGTTTTTTAAAGAAAAGGTTAAAGCTCCAAGATGGAAAGAAAAATTCTTTAATACTACAAAGTTAGAACAAAAAAGAATTAAAGAAGAGCTTACCGATGACGAAAAAATTAAGTTTCTTTATTTAAACAAAAAAAAATAAAATGATTAGTAATGAAATAGTTACTTATTCACGGGATAAAGGGTTGACCCATATACCATCAGCTTTATCAATGTCGACCTATGTAGAATTTTTATTTGAAAACAAAATAATAGTACCATATAGAGATAAAATAGTATTAGGTAAACCGTTTGGCTCTCAAACATATTATATATTATGGAAAAAAATGGGTTTATTGAAAGATATAAATAATCTTTCTGTAGGGGTTAAGCATAATGAAATCGATTTTGTTGATTATGGGGAGGAAACAATGGGTAACGCATTAGGGGTCGGTTCCGGTATAGCATTATCAAATAAAGGTAAAAGAGTTTGGGTAAATATAACCGACGCGACTTTGCAAATGGGTAGTACCTTAGAAGCTATACAATATATCGGTCATAATTGTATTAATAATATTTTATTAACTATTGATAATAACAATTATCAGGTAACAGGTAATACAAATAATGTTTTAACTGTTGAACCTGTTATAAAGTTAGCCCAAAATTATAATTGGCATGTAATAACAGTAAATGGTCACTGTAAAAATACTATTTTAAAAAAGCTTAGTAATTTAGATAAAATTAAAAAACCTATATTAATTAATTTTTTAACAAAAAAGGGTAAAGGTGTAAAATATATGGAAGATGACCCTGTAAAGTGGCATTATAAAACTATCGATAGTGATGAGATTTAATATAGCAGGCGCATTTAGTAAAAGTAAAGAACTAAGATTATATTTTTTTAAACATAAAGATATAATTAAAAATTTTGATATAACGGTTTATGATGGTATTAATAATTGCCCATGGAATGGTGGTCGTATAAATAGAGATATATCTTATGATGATAAAGTTATAAATTTTTATTACCGTAATAATATTTCAATTGCACTTACATTTACCAATCCAGTTATTGATATTACCGATAAAATAGGTAATAAATTACTTAAAAAATTTCATAGAGAGGGTAATGTTATAATTACTGCAAACGAAACATTACTTAATTATATCAAAGAAAAATATCCCTTATATAAGCATACAAGATCAATTACAAGCTTTGGTAAGATAAACGTTCCAATGACAGATGATGATTTTAATTTATATAAACAACTTGAAAAACAATATGATTATATTGTACCCAGATGCGAACATATATTTGATAAAAGATTTATAGATTTAGACCAAAATAAATATGAAATTATGCTTAATGATACATGTATTTATAATTGCCCGTATTACGGTATACATTTTGAAGAAATAGCTAAACAAAATATACTTTATAAAAATCCGTGGGTTGATGCCGGTAAAAAGAAGATGTATGAAGTAGAAGAGTGTTGGTTATCTGAAAGATCTACATATAAAAAACCGGAAGGATTTGATCCAGATATTGGTCAAAAAAAGGTTATTGAAAAATTAGGAGATTCTTATGGTATGGATTTAAAAATATCACAAATAAAGCAACTTATGAAACAAGGTGTAAATAACTTCAAAATTACTGGTCGTGAAATGACATTTGAAGATTTTTCAAGTGAACTTAATATTTATCTTAAAGACGTTTATAAATAAAATGAGAAATACATTAGATATATTTTTATCAAAATACAACAACCCAGATCTATATTTTTTACATGCTGATATGTGGAGCTTCGAAAAATTTAAAACTAAATACCCTGAACGATGTTTAAATTTTGGTATTGGTGAAACTAATATGGTAAACGTTGCTGGAGGGTTAGCTAGTCAAGGTAAAAAGGTAATTATTTACGGGGTAGCAGGTTTTGTTTACCAACGTGCTTATGAACAATTAAAATTTAGTGTGGTTAATTTTGGTAAAAATGTAACGTTAGTTAATGCCGGTGCAAACGGTTGTTATAATAGATGTGGTATAGGTCATTTACCTGATGATGATTATAAACTAATGAATGCTCTCAATATTAATTGTCATGAACCTACAACACGTTCAGAATTTCTTAACACTTTAACAGAATCTATTAAAGATAATAAAACAAATTTTATAAGATTAGGTTGGGATAACTGTAAATGGTAAAAAATTTAGATAATTTAAATATTAATAATGTTAAAGAAGCCGGTGATAAAGATTATAATTTAATTACGTTTTCATGGAATCTTATTGATATTTGTCAGTATAGGTGCAGTTATTGCAGTGCAATGAATTTTAATCTTAACACATTTAAGAAAAAACCTCATTTTATTAAAGCATGGAAAAACACTATTAAATTTTTAAAGTTAATGGTTAAAACTCCATATGCAATTGAAATTCTTGGTGGTGAACCGACTTTACACCCGGATATTGAAAATATTATCTCAGAAGCAGTTAAGGATAAATATTGTATACAAGTTGATTTAATTACTAATTTAGCAAAACCTTACGATTTTTATAAAAAGTTAGATGTTAAAGAAAATAGTAAACTGACTATAGAAGCATCTCATCACCCTGAATATTGTGGAAATAAATATATTCAAAAAGTTATAGATTTAAATAATAATTTAGAATATATAAGTATATTTTCAAATATAAATCTACCAGATGATCAAAAACATTGGAAGCAAACAAAAGATCTTATTGATAAATTTAAAAAAAATAATGTGTTTATTAGTCTTAACTTTTTGCAAAGTGTTGGTACCGGCCCGGTAGGGGGTTGGGACCCAAATTATACAAATGATTTTTGGAAATATTTTCATGATTACATTAACCCGGTGGAGCAGGAAAAATTAAATTACGGTAAAGGTGTAGGTATTAAAAATGCAACATTATATTTAAATGAACATGCTAATGAAATAACAACCAATATCAAATATATTGATGATGAAGAAAGACAATATATATTATCAGAAGCTGACATTAATAAATATAAGCTTAATAGATTTAAAGGTTGGAGTTGTAAATCATTAATGTACACTATTAATATGGACGGTACTATAAAAAATTCATGTACTAATGAAGTTGTACCTATAACAAAACTTAATAAAAAACATCTAACTAAATGTGTTAAATGTCCCCTTACTCAGTGTTCATGTGATACCATGTTTTTATTCTCTAAAACTAATCCTAAATATGACAAAATCGATTAATATATTTACAGGAGCTGAAAAGGGGTTTTTAGCAAGTAACTTAAAAAACCAAATAAAAGGTATAAATTATGATTACGGTGATGTTTTATTATATAAAGAGTATAATCATATAAATAAAATATTTCATTTTGCTGGGCCAAGTGATGATTTTGATTTTAAAGATAGTAATAGAGTTGTAGATGTAATTATAAATGGTACAATTAATATGTTACAACTTGCAAAACAATCGAATGCTAAATTTATTTTTGCCAGTACAAAAGGGGTTGAAGCTCCGAATAACATTTATTGTTACAGTAAGTTATTAATGGAAAAATATATTCAAGATAATTATGATAATTGGATTATTTTAAGAATACCTAGAGTGTATGATAAAACAAGGAAAAAGGGATTAATGAAAAAAATTAGATTAGATTTAATTCCAGAAAAAGATATGAACAATAAAATTTATTTTTTAACTTTAAATAATTTTATTGATAAAACTTTGAGTGTTATAAATGATAGAAACATCATATATGATTACCATAATCTCGATTGTAAAACAATATCGGATATTAAAAAATTATATACATAAAAATTTAATATCATTTAAAATATATTTTTTCGTCGCGGTTCAATGTAAGCTTACCGACATCCATTAAAACCGTATTTGTATTATTATTTAAATATGTATTCATTTCTATAGCAGCTTTCGAAAAGCCAGAATCTCCGGACCCAATTAAATTAACAGCCATTACTAAATTAATAAAATCAATATCCGTTTCGTTTGAAGATATATTAATATCTATTTTTTTGTATTTTTCAATTTTATTAAAAAAATATTTTAAATAGTTTATACAATTATTAACTTTTATTTCCGTTTTTGTAAAGTCATCATTTAATAAATTATATTTTTTACTATTAAAAAATCTTGAATATTTTTTAATTTTACACATTTTACGTATTACATCTACGTAACCTTTACCTAGAAAAACAATAGATGTTACGATTTTTATTGAAGTTATATTTTTATGTTTTTTTAAAAAAGTAATTACTTCATCAGATGAATCAACTATATGGTCACCACATCTTAAATGTACTACAAGTTCATTTTTATCACGATAAAAATTTAAATTATTTTCTTTTAAAAAATCATAAATAGAACATTTTAAAGCTTCTTTTTGATTTTTACTTAAATTGGGTCTTTTTTCTATTCCAAAATTTATGTTTCTACCATTTTCAAGTTTAAGCCCGTTTGCATGTATTTTATTTAAGTATTTAAAAATTAAACTTTTATTATATACAGGGTCGTTTAAAATTTTTCTTATTCTATATTTATAATCAAATATTTGATATAATATATCTCCCAAACAATATATTCTATTATGAGGTGATAATATAATATTAAAATTTTTAAATTTTATTATATCATACTTAATTTGACTCATTCAGTTATTTAATTAAATACAATTACTATTCAATAATGAATATTTTAATAATTGCAGCACACCCAGATGATGCAGAGTTAGGTATGGGTGGTACTATCAGTAAGTTATCTAAAAATAATGATATAACTCTATGTATATTATGCAAAGGTAATAAACCTGGGAAAGAATATGTAGAAAATAAAAGAATAAAAGCTTTACATAAAAATATAAAAACTTTAGGTATAAAAAAATTATATATTAATAATTTTGATGATGTTAGTTTAGATACCATACCACATATAAAAATTACTTCCTACTTAAATGAAATCATTAATAAAGTTAAACCACAAATAGTTTTTACAAACCATGAAAACGATGTACATATTGACCATTATACCCTATCAAAAGCAGTAAAAGTAAGCTGTAGACCGAGAAATAATAGTACAATTGAAGCTTTATATGAATTTCCGATACCAGGTAGTACGGAATGGTCATTTAAAAATGTAAATTATAATACTTTTATAGATATATCTAAACACTCAAAAAAGAAATATAAATGTATAAAAAGATATAAAACAGAAATTAATAACTTACCTGATCCTTTGAATGTAAATTTTATTAAATATAGAGATAATTATTTTGGTAGTATATCAGGTAATAAAAAAGCAGAACCATTTATTTGTATATATAAAAAAGATATTTAAATGAAACCTATTTTAATGATCCATGAGTTTAAAGAAGATTTTTTAAACTTAAATTTAGAAGATTATATTTTAACATTCGATGATGGTTTATATACTCAATATCTATTTTTAGATGAGTTGTTAAAAATTAATACCGATAAATATTTTTTTATTAGTAGTGGTATAGTTTGTGAAGAAACTACAAAACAAGATAATACTTATATAACTTCTTATAATGCTCACAAAAAAGCTTTTAAAGGTAATTTTACTAATTATATGAAATGGTCTCAAATAAAAGAAATTTTTAATAAACCAAATTGTTATATCGGTTGCCATAGCCATTACCATAAATTGAAGACAGCTGATTGTGTTGAATGTATTATTGAAGATAATAAACAAATGCATTATGAATTTATAAAAAATTTAGATTTTATACCTGATAATTTCTGTTTTCCATATAATTATGAAACCCCTCTTTATAAAGAAATATTAAACTTAAAAGGTTTTAAAAATTTTTACAGTGCTGAAAGGATTGATATAAATGATATATAAAACAATTCATCAAAGTTGGTCTACTGAAATATTACCAGCAAAATATTTAAAAATAAAAATACAAAATAAAAAATTTTTTAAAGATTGGAACTATAAACTATGGACAGATGATGAAAATGATTTTTTTATAAAAAATAAATACCCATCCTTTTATAAAATATATAAAAATTACAATCATTATATTAATAGGGTTGATGCAGTTAGATATTTTTATCTTTATGAATATGGTGGTTTGTATTTAGATTTAGATATTATAATTAAAAAGGATATTACTAAATTATTATCTAAAGGTAAGTGTTGTCTTTTTTCTCAAAAAGCTATAAATGATTATTTTTCAGTAAAAAAATATGAAAAATATATAGACCCTATGATTATGTATTCATCTCCAAAAAATAAATTTTTAGAAAAACTTATTAAAAAATTACATACTAATGGTAATAATAAGAAATATAATAATGTATATGATAATATGGAAGTTGCAGGTCCTGCATTTTTAACAAAAAACTTTACAGTTGGTGATGATGTGGATGTTATTAGTGATAAAATAATAACTAAAAAAAATTTAAAATATTATGATGATGTTTATGGTATACATCTATGTGATAATAATTGGGTAAAATGAAAAAAAGCGAAGAATTATATAATAAAATTAAAATTACTGAAGATATGTTAGATTATAATGTAGCTAATATATTGATTGGTGATTTTAATAAAACTTATGACCCATATACTAAAATAAATAGAAAAAATTTAGCGTATGATGGAAAATACAAAAACACTATTTTAGGTATATATTTTAGACACCCTTATATATTAAAAAAATTATATGAACCAGGTTATTCAGGCCCTTTATTAAAAATATCAATTGATAAATATATTAAAAATAATTTAAATAGTTTAATACTACCAGATGATGATGAATTAGTAATTTATTTTAGATTAGGAGACCATGTTATTAATTGGTATGGTGAAGAAATTACATATAAAAATAATATATTTTTTGATTATAAAAAACTTATAGATAAAAAAATAAAGAATAATAACTTTAAAAAAATAACAATCGTAACTAATTTGGCTTTTTGTGGTACCAAAAAACATAAAAAAATTATAACTGATGATATTAAAAAAAGTTATTTTTATAAAATATTTCAAGAAAAAAATTCCTTTACTTTAAATAAAGCAAACTTAAATATTAATAGAAAAGTATTTATACCTATTTTAGATGAAATTACCAACTTATATAAAGATTATGAAATTGATATTGTTTCAAATTATAATCCCGATTACGATATATGTTATTTGTATAAAAATGGTTTTTTAGGAGATTATAGAAACTCGTGGTATGGTATTTTTAACTATAATGGTTAAATAGATTATTATGAATGAAGAAAATATTAAAAATATAACTGAGCAGTTTAATTCTTTTGATGAAGAAATTCAAAAATTTAATGAAAAGGGTGTTGCTGCTGCAGGTACAAGAGCAAGAAAAGCATTATTAGAAATAGCTAAACTAACAAAAGCTATTAGAAAAGATATACAAGATGTAAAGAATGCTGATAAAGCATAAATAATAATGTGATTACTTTTAAAAAATTCTTTGAGTCTAATAAACCTCTCGGTTTGATAGAAACTATAACATTTAAAGAATTGGGTCCCGTTGAAGCTAAGATTGATAGCGGCAACGGGGCTTATAATGTCTTGCATGGTATTAATATTCAAGACAATAGAGAACAGGTAACTTTTGAAACAGTTAATAATAAAACCTTAACTAAACCTATTAAAGAATATATCGATATAAATGTAGGTTCAGGTCCAGATGGAGAGCCTACTATTGATAACCGTCCTGTTGTTGAATTTGATATTGAAATCGGTGGTAAGACCTATTCTAATACTAAATTCTCTATAGGTTCAAGAGAAGATAATGAATATAAGATACTCGTAGGTAAAGAGTTTATTGAACAACTTGGTGGTGTGATCGATGTAAGTAAAGAAGGTAATTTAGATTAATTATCTTAAACCAGTAGTTTCAAATACATCTCTTGCAACACCTGCTGAAAATCCTCCTTCAACACCTTTAACTATAACTGATATAGCATTATGACTATGTAGACTTTCATTATGAGATGCTACAATCTTAAAGTCTTTAATACGAGACTCACTACTAAGCTTTTCATACATTAAACGTACCGCATCTTCAACAAACTTTAGATTAGAACCATTTAGTTCAGCAAACGCTTGCTCATCTTCTCTCTTAACCATAACTTGAGTCTCAGTTTGTAAAGCAGCTAAGCATAACTCTTGTATATCTTCTACCCATAACATATCGTCAAACTTAACACTAACTCTTGCAACACTTCGTTGACTATGAGGTACAGTAGCACGGTTACGATACTTCTCAGCATGCTCACTCAATTCAAAGCTACAAGGACATGCAGATGAATATACAAAGTCAAAGTGAATATACTTCTTAAATTCTCCATCCTTAGTTACATCACCTTCAAATACTACATCATAATATTGATAACCTTCTAACCCACTACGTAAACTAGTTTGCTTAATAGGATATGAAATTTTAAGCATAATTCTTGAGTCGAAGCATTTAAGATTCTCTCTATACGACTCTAATACATCTTTAATATTATTAATACTAAAAATATCATCCTTATGGTCATAAAAACTTCTCATTATACGAGACATATTAATGCCTTTCTTATGAGCTTCTAAACTAACACTACCAGTTACACTAGTTTCAAGATTAATGGTCTTACCATCTCTCTTCTTATATGTTAGAGGTAACTTAAAATTATGTATACCTACTTGTTGAATAGGTACTGCAGCCCCTTGAATTAAACTTGATGGTCCATTCTGTAGGTCAGGTAGCGATGAAATATATTTTCTATCAGCTTTAACCTTATTATCATAAACTCTAATAGGTGGAAAATAACCCTTACTATATTCTTCACCCATTAATTCTTTTGCAATAATATCTTTTTCACCAGTAAGTTCACTTTCACTTACATCATCACCTAACCACTCATAATTATTATTTTTATCGGACATATATCTATTATACCGTATAGATTAAATATTTCAATGACCGATAAAGAATTATTTGAGAAAGTTGAAAAAAAATTTTTTCCTGAAAAAGCTATTAAATTAGAAAGATTTAATAAAACAAAATTTCAAAAAGTTATTAACGAAATTAGAGGACCATCTTCTCCAGGACCTGTTAGTTCTGGTGTAGGTAGTTTTTTAAATAGAGCTGCTGCAGCTATTCCTGGTACTAGAGGGTATAGAATGAGAAGTGCAGAAGCTAGAAAACAAGAAGCTTTAGCAAAGCAAGAAGAATTAAAAGCAAAAAAACAACAACAAGAATTAAAAGGTGGTGGTATACAAGGAAAATCTGAAATGAGCCCAGAATTGAAAAAAGTTTATATGGGTGATCTTAAATTTAAGAATGCATATGATAAATTAGCTAGAGGTGAACAGTTAACTTCAATTGAAGACGCAGATTATAAAAACGGTATGAAAAAGGTTGATGCTGCAATAAAAGGTGTTGATATTGAAGCAGGTAAAGAAGCGGCTAAAAAAGAAATAGCTCAACAAACAGAAAAAACTTTTATAGATGGTACAAGTCAATCAGCTCCAGAAATTGGTAAATTTTTTACAGATCCAAAAAATAAAACAGATAAAGATATCTATATAAAATTTTTATTACAAGATGATAATTATGGTAAACCAACTGATGTTGAAATAGTAACTTTAGCTACAAATAAGTTAACACCAATATTTAAAAAGCATCCTAATGAAGTTAATTCCTTTATAAAATATATTAAATCACAAAGTCAAACAAAAGATCCAAAAGTACATAAAATTCTTTTTGATAATATACCTGAAGGTATGAAAAGCCAGCAAAGACAACCAGGTTCTAAAAGAAGTCCAAAATTAAGTCCTAGAAATGTAATGGATAAATTAAAAGTTGCAGCATCACAAGCTGGTAGATCTTTAGAAGAACAAAGATCAGAAATGATTAGACAAGCTAACAGATTTAGAGATCAAATAGGTAAAGAAGTTAAAGGTACTAGTGGAGCAGCATATATTTTGCAAGATATAGATCAAGAAACTGGTATGATGACTTTAAAAGATAAGAATAATGTTAATCAATACAGATTTGCAAATCAATTACAGCAACCTACTCAAGAAGAATTACCTTTAGATTCAAGTGAAGAAAATTTTGAGGATATTATAAAAAGATATAGATGATTATCTCGTCCCTTCTCTCTTATCTAAAGATATTATAAAATTTTTTTTTCTAGAGTCAACTATTATTTTAAAAAAAAGTTGATTTTCATTAAATTGTTATCATAATAATAGTATGAGATATGTATCAACAAAAATTATACCGATGGGTAGTACAGCCTTTCGTCAGTGGAGAGCAGACAGTCATTGTAAATTAATTCATGGCTATAGATTACAATGTAAGTTATGGTTTACAGCAGATGAATTAGATCAAAAGAATTGGATTTATGATTTTGGTGGTTGTAAAGAGATTAAAAATCTTTTAGAGAAGCAATATGACCATACAACTGTAGTAGCTGCTGATGATCCAGAGTTAGATACATTTAAGTTAATGTCTGAAAAGGGTATGATTGATTTACGTATTGCTGATAAAGGTGTTGGTATTGAAAGAACTGCTGAATGGGTATATGAAAATGCAAATAAGCTTGTAACCGAACAAACTAATAACCGTGTAAGAGTTATTAAAGTAGAAGTTTGGGAGCATGAAGGTAATAGTGCTATATATGAAGAATTATTGAATACAATTAAAGATGAAGGCCATCTTCAAAATGTAGATACTGCTAAAAGTCTCCATGAACTAAAAGAACAGGAAATAGAAGCCTCAGCTATTATTAATGATGAAGTTAGAAATGAACCGGTAGAAGATCAAGGTCCGAAAACACCTCCTCTATATAACCAAACATCAAAAGGTATTGGTAACCCGTTCGCTGGTACTTCATGGGGTAACTAGTAATGGATATAGGGGACGTTTATCAAAATAATGTAAACAAAAACCCTGTTATACAAACTGGTATATCTAGCGGTATACCTTCTACTAGAGAACGTGACCCACAACAAGTTAAACTAGAACAGGATGTGTTTAGTAAGATGGTAGAGGTATCTCAACCTCAAGAACAGGGACAAAAAAAAGACCTACCTAATATTAATTTACAACAGGTAGGTCTTGCTCAAGCTATGAAAGAATTATTGGATAGTGTTGAGTCTTCCGACGATAAATCTTAAAATTTTACTTCTAACAATATCTTCTTCATCAAATTTAAACGTCGATATACCTTCATCTTCACATACCGGGTCATTAAAAGCTTTTAATATGCTTTTAAACCCACTTTTTACACCGATATCAGCTTGCTGTGTATCTCCAACCACTAGATATTTACTATCCTCACCAAAACGTGTTAAAATAGTAGTTAGTTCGGAATTTGTCATATTTTGCGCTTCATCAATAATAACGCAAGCATTTTTAAATGTAAGACCTCTTGTAAAGTTAACCGGTATACACTTAATATAACCTTTATTCATTAGATTACCACCAGCCCCTGCAGTTGTTATTTCTTCAAGTTTATCAATCAAAGGCATTGACCATGGAGCAAATTTTTCTTCTAACTCACCTGGTAACGCACCCATACTTCTAGAAGCACTTTCAACAATAGACCTAATATAAATTATATTATCTATTTGTTTTCTATTTAGCATTTTTAATGCTGTTAATACAGCCAGATATGTTTTTGCTGTACCTGCTGGACCGTCGACCATACACATTCGGGTATCTTGATTTAAGGCTTTAACTAAAAAATCTACCTGATTTGGTGTCAATTTATAGTCTTCATTTATTTTGAAGTCTAAATCCCAATTTACATTTGGTTGTTCGACTGTACTATCAGAGACTGAATCTATATAAT